GGGTTAAATGATGTTGGTTGTGAATTACCTGTATAAAAACCGTATGAGGTGTAAACTTTATTATCTATTAAATCTTTTAATTCATCAGTTATGTCGTATATCGATGTTTCAAGCAATGAAACTTGGTTTTGATAATTTGATGAAGATACGAAAGGCCCGAATGTGTAAGTTGGGTTATAAGCTTGTGTAAATCTTCTATGAACACCAGAGTCATTTACAGTTGCTTCGTTATTCTTAGCTAATTCAACAGCAAATAAACTTAAATTTAAGGGTCCGTCAGAATTATCACCAAAATTATATGTTCTACTTTCACCATAAAAATTTTGACCAGTCTGGTAATCCAAAAAATCGCTACTACTAAATATTTCACTAAACACTTTACCCTGATTTAAACCAAATAAACCAGAACCAATACCAATGTGATACTCATAATCTTTAACTTTTTCGTTATAAGAATTAAGTGGCGGTATCCAAATTTGGTTTATACTATATCTAGGGAATATAACACTTGGATCATAATTTTTATCATAATCCTCATTTGTATAATCAATTTTATTATAATCAAAACCTGGTGCTACATCAAATAAATATCTTGGTATAAGAGCTGATCCTATTATTTCAACAGAATTTACATACAACGCTTCCTCTTTACTCAAAGGAAAATTCCATGGTATGTCTTTATTTTCATTTAATGTTGGGAAATAAGTGATTTCACTACCTGGTAATACCACACTATCAGGATTATGTTTATTATATTTGGTTTTTATTGTGTAAAATTTTCTTCGTTTATTTATTAAATCATATTCAAATAAACCGTTTTTTGTCCCTTCCCAACCACCAGTTAAAGGATCTCCAGCTGGAGACGCTGGTATTCTAATACCAGGTGTTGGTGATAATTTAAAACCACCCCAAGGTATTCTTGTTTGGAAAGATTCGTTTAAATCATATAACTCAAATGCGTAATAACCTTTTGTTGGTATACTATTTTCTGTATCATCTGTCGGAACAAGGTCACCAAATTGGGTTAATTTATAATAATCCATATACATTGGTAATGATATCCTAAATATACCAGTACCTTTTTCAGCTTTAAAGGCACCAACTCTAACTCTACTGCCTGGTGTCAATTTATCATCTAATCTATAAACAACAACAGTCATATCATCTAACGGCCAAACTTCACAAGTATCCCTGTTTAAACTTTTGTCAAAACCGTATAATTCAATTTTATTATCCCCAAAAATTTGAAACTTGTGGTTTTCATCTATATAAAATCCAGCTGATGGGCTAGCGGCCCAACCAAAAAATATTGCTGTTGGCGTGTATTTGTAATTGATTTTAAAATCAGATCTTGTTATACCAACATCGTGTTCAACATCATCACCCCAAAAAGGTGAAACATTAACTTGTTTAACCTCATTAAATATATTCGGCATTTCATTGATGTTCGTCTTAACCTCAACATTAAAAGTACCGTCTGATTGGTACACGTAATTTGGTATTGTATTTACATTGGTTGCTTTAACGGACTCAGCTATTGTTTTAATACTTGTATATTGAGTTGTCGCTTCAACAAGATCGTTTGCTGACAATTCAAAACTTTTTGTATCAAAAAGATCAAAATCCATCATGATATTATGGGAACCAACTGGTACACCAAATATCATATAATCACCAGAATCGTTAGTTATTGCTGTATACTTATAATATTTTTCCATTATCTCAACATATTGCGGATAATGAACAAAATCATTTATGTTTGGTAAATTACCAACAGCCCTATGACTAGGGTTTTGGTTTCTTGTTCTCGGTAATAGGTTGTATCTTACACCATTAGGGAACTGATCATTAACTGTTTCAAAGGGGTATAGTTCTGTTATCTCTGGTCTTGTCTTATCATCCGCTGTTATAGGCACAAATATGGAAACTTTTGCGTTTTGCAAACCATAACCATTTGTTGTTTGAACCCTTCCAACAATAACACCAAAATCAGAAGATGTTTTTCTATAAACATCTGAACTGGATATTTTTAAACTTAGAATCTCCAGATTATCAAAATCATCCTCTAAATTTAACTGTATCCTTTCATTTGTTTGGTTATCATTTAAAACTATTCTAATGTTTTTTTCCATGTTTAACTAATTCCTGTTGCGATAACTGGTACCACTTTTATATCAGTATCATTATTTCTAATATTTAACATTTGATACTCATCAACAATTATGTAATTATTAGTGATATCTATTTCTCCAGTTGCTGAATCAATTAATGACTGGCTTGTTGTGTTTGTCGAGTAACCAACACCAGTTTTATTAAACGCTTTAATATAGTTAACATTTAAAACACCATCCACTTGTGTGATTTTTTTGATCATTTCACCAACACTATAACTCTTACCCAATTGTTTTTTACTATCAGCAAATTCATTTTGTATAATTGTTGCTATATTTGATGAAACAGCTATTTGTTGTCCAGCTTCTACTAATACACCAACCTCAAAACCTAAATCAATAATCTCAGCTGGTTTTACAATTACATAATCATTTATCATTCTATATTTTGAAAGATATGCGGCTATGTTCTCCATTAATAAAGATGTCACGGTGTTTGATATATTACCACTGCCGTCATAAGATAAAACACCTATTTCAATTTTATTTTGTTTTTGTGTTATACTTGTTTTTGCTGGGGTACCAAATTTACTTGGCATACTCAATAATAAAACTTTATAATCGTTCAATGTAACCGCTCTATTTTGTGCGGCAAAATTATAACCAATATAATTTCTTAATTCTTCGATTGTTGGTTCATCAGAACCACCGACAGCTGGTGTTGTGTTTGTAACTACGATTGAAGCCAATACAGTTGAATTAATAGCCGTATCTGGGCCATTAATGGACGACAAGAGTTTATTAATTGTTGTCATGGTATTAGGACCAGCATTTGTTGCAACGCCACCACCAATTCTATATTTTACAAATATTGTTGTATTTGCGATTGGTGCCATACCTAAGCTACCATTCCTTAAAAAACTTTTAAGATCAAACATACCACCATCTAAAAAATCATCTAAAATATCAAAAGAAGAGTTTGTTTGAGCCCCAAATGTAATGGTACAAAACCCTTTAGGGGTAAATTCTGTTATGTATCTTTTATCTATTTTTTGATAGATTCCTTTGGCAATACCACTAACTCTTGGTGAATTTGTATCTTCAACAAAAACACTATCTTCAGCTAAAGATGGTACTTCGTACCATTTATTAGGGTTATTAATAAATTCACTATCAGTTGGTGTTGCTGTAAATGTGGTACCCGCTTTGTGTATAATAGATTCAACAGATAATACATTATTTTCTGGTAATGTAATTTTAACAAAAGGTGTTGAGTTTACAAACGTTTGACTATAAACTTTTGTTGTACCAGCTATAACAATACCAGTTTTTGTTATTGAATAGGCGGTTATTTTGTTATTAATAAAAATCGGTATTTTTGTTCTATCAACATTGCCAGAACTATTTGTTGCCAAATTAAAATCAACATCATATAACAGCTCATAGTTATTTTCACCATTTGATATTTGTGTACCAGCTTTTATGACTGGTAAATACCTAGTATCTTCCTGATCCCCATAAACTGGTACTTGAGCTGTAAATTCAACAACAGCAATAGCGGATGATTTGGTCGGTAATTTAAGACCATAAGTTTTTGCAATATTATATAAAGATTGTCTTTCTTGTGCATAATCTAGCACAGTTTCCTGTAAAGCACGGTCTATTTGATAGTTTAAGTTATCCGCAATAGCCGCATTCAAATCAAGGAATACGGACAAAATAGATGCGTCATTAAAGTTTTGTACTACTTCTGGGTAATATTGTTTGATATAGTTGATTTGTTCCGTTTTTAAGGAAGCAAAATCTCTTTTACTATAATTTATTTGTCTATTCGCCATTTTATACTGTTATTGATAATTTATCGCTCACTGAGAACGTTTTAGAGCTTATTGTATAATCTAAATTTATTCTAATTTGGTGTTCTTTTTCAGTGTTATTTAAAAACTCTGGCTCATCACCAACTTTTGTTATGTTAATGGCATTTAACTTAAGGTTTGGTATATACTTTTCAATAGCATCCTGAATTTCGTTTTCAATTTTACCTAAAGTAATATCGTCAAGTGGTTCAAATATATATTGGTATAAATTTGTCCCAAAATCTGGTAAATAATACCTAGATCCCCTTCTAGTTAAAAGAAGGTGGATTAACATGGATTTTACCTCAGATTCTGGTGTTGACGTTAAACCAACATAATCATTACTACGAGACGCTGTAAAAGGGAAATCCAAACCAAATGTTTGTTTCTTTATTGCCATATTCT